AACCCGCGACCAGTGACGACCAGCTCGCGACCCTGCTCCCCCCGCTTCCCCCGGATCGTCTCTAGGTCGGCGTTGGTATCGGCATTGTTCTGCACGATCGCCTGCACCCGAATCGTGTGCTGGTGATACAGGATGGTGCGCCCCGCTTCGTCGGTGATGAACTCCACGGAGATGGATATCTTCGACGCGCCGTCAAATTCGACGCCGTTATAGGAGACTTCGGTTCCGACGGGGATTGCCAGGACCACACTCACGGACCACCTCGCCTCGCCGCTCGAACCGGCGTGCTGGCCGTGGGCGTGCCAATGGCACTGGGAGTGCCCCAGGCGAGGAATTGGTCCAGGAACGGATCATTCAGGGGCAGATCGTCGTCTTCGCCAGAGAGGATTTTTGCAATACGGTCGGTTGCTTTTTTGATGACAGGATCGAGTCGCTTGGCCGCTTCCTCGGGTGTTTCACCGCCAGGCATCAAAGCGGCGATCTTTTCCAGCATCGCTTCGATGGCCGATGCCGCCTCAATTCCAATCGAGATTCCGTCCACTGCTGTATCGATAGCTGGTTCGATCTTCTCCCACATCCTCAATCCCAACTCGAGAAGAGTCGTTCCAACGTCAATCAGTCGCTCCTCTGCCCTTCCTTTGAACTGCTCGAACTTCGCCAGATCAGGCCCGATCCTCTCGGCTCGCCGATACATGGCCAGATCTGATCGCACCTGTGACATGCCGCGCGCTCCGGCCACATCGGGGGAGAACGCCTCCAGCTTTTCGGCTGACGACGACAAAGCCCCATAGAGCATCTTGGCACCAACCGCCACGGCGGCGAATGCAGCGACCAACGTCACTGCTACGGCAGTGATCGGATTGGTAAATGCCGCCCCTGCCATGGCCCCCACGCCACCGGACGCACCGGAGGCACCAACTCCAGTGGCCGCCCCAACCACGGCAGGAGTGACCGCCCCAGTGGCATTGCTTGCTGCCGCGCCCGCCATTGCAGGAGCGACTTGCGACGCCGTTCCGGCACCAACGACACTGGCTGCACTGGCGGCTGGAGCCGCGGCTGAGGCGAATCGGGCGGCTCCTCCAGTCGATGCTCCAGGAGCCGCCTGCAAAGCCTTGGTGATGGACGCCATGGCATCGGTGAGCGGTCCGAGCCCCAGTTTTCTCGCGACTGGCTCGGCCATTTGGGAGGCAGTTTCGATCGTTTTAGACGTGGCGCCCGCTTGGTCTTTGGTGGCCGCACTGCCTTTCGCTGGCGTGGAGAGAGTAGGTGTCGTGTCCCGCGGCGTTTTGACTTCCACGCGAATCGGCTGCTGGCTGTCTTCTTCGGAGTCTGGGCCCACCACCGTGGTTGTTGGAGCAGACATATCGGGCCCGGCGGATTGATCTCTGGCCGATGCCGGCTGCCAGGATCGTACAGTTTCCAGCGTGTCAGCCAGCGACTTCTCCAATTCTTCGGCCGCTCGCAAGAATCGCATCAGCTCCGCAACACGATCCTCGCCCGTGTCGTCGGCGGATTTCTCTCGGAGGCTATCCGTCGGAGATGGCAGTCCTTCGCTGGTGGATTGCTGCTGGCCGGAGTTGCTCGTCTCGGGCAAATGAGAAATTGCCGCCGAGGCCTGATGATCCGCCTGACGCTCCCCCGCCGATTGTCGCAGCAGGTTGGCAGCGTCTCGTAGTGGTTCGGACCACGTTCGCAAAGCGTCGACCAGCGGTCCAAGGCCGAGTTGCTTGGCCGCGAACTCGCCAACTCGCATCGCCGCCGCAGAAGCCTCACTTGGCTCAGCGGTTCGACCAGGTTGATCGAGTGGTGACGATTCCGAGCTACGGGCGCCCGAATCCGCAACTGTCGGCTCCTCCATGGTCGTGTCGGCGACATCGTTCTTGCCGGGACCAGTCACTCGCGCCGCGTCCACCGCGTCGACCGACGGAGATGGGGGGGTAGCTGGAGGCGCAGCTCCATCCCCGCCATCGTCCGTCAGCACGATTTCGAGTTGCGACTTGGCCATGGATTGCCGCTTAGATTTCGACGGCGAAGACGCCGCTGACCGGATAGGCCCGCAGGCGCAAGGGAACTTCCCGCAAGTCGGGAGCGAACAGCACCTCGACGGGGAAGTTTTCGTGCAACATCGACTTCGTGACCGTCAAAGAGGCGGGAGTCGACGCGGCTGGCGTGCCGCTCACCGCTGTCAGCACCAGTTCCTTTGCCAACGACGAAGCCACGGCGAGAAAGCCAATCGATTCCACAGTCCATTTCGTCGTGCTGATTGGCCACTTCAGGGTTTGAATGGCGGCCGCCGAGTATTCGATCAGCCGCATGGCGACGACCAAATCGGCACCACGGATCACCGCGTCCTGCGGCGTTTCGCCGTACAGGTCACCCGTGCTCAGGCGATAGCCATCGGCAGTCTGACCCAAGGCCAGAGAATTCCAAGTGGCGGTGTACCCGCCGGCAATGAAGGCCATGTCCGTGTGCTCCTATGAGTGAGTGGTGGAGATCGGCAGCCACCTTTACGAACTGGCCGCCGCCGGGGAAATAGCTTGTCCGAATGTCCGTTGTTTGATTCGCAGGGAGTCGGCAGCCTGAAGACAACCAGGGCAGTTCACCAGTTCGAGGACTCCGGTGGCCGCCTCGTTGTTCGTCGGAGTGGCCAAGATCGATCGTTCTCCATCGCAGGCGAAGCGATATCGAATCCCTTCGGACCCCTGAATCTTCCCTTTCGGGTCTGGCAGCAGCAGGTGAGTCAGCGTAAGCAGTCCGACCAGGAACGGCGAGTCAGCACCGCACTTCGGGCATACGAAGTGGTCGTTGTGCGCCTCGAACTCGAACCGGGAATCATCGGGCTGCTCCCGGCACTCCGGATTGAGGCAGTAGCCTCGCAGTGGCTGCTTGGTCGTGCGATCGTGGGGGACGGACACTCCTGCCATGGTGGAACTCCTTACTTGTGGGTGATGCGACGGGCGTTGCCGAAGTGAATGGTCCGTGCCAGTCCAGCTGCCGTATCGTCGGTGCCTCCAAACAGGTCACCTCCGACGACTCTGGGGCGAGAATCCATTCCGGTGAATCGCAGGGGCTCGATAAAGCCCTCAGTGGATGTGGTGTCCGTGGTGATCAGGGCGTTAGCGGCATTGATCAGTCCGTATTGGAAGTCGACCGCCCCAAAGACGACGTCCATGATGGCGGTCAGCGCCTGTAGGTTCCACAGGAACTGCTCCCGGCGTCGGTCTCGTGGTACGTTGGAGATCCGCCGAGCTACCATCACGTCGACCGCATACAGCAGGTCGTTGATGCCACCGCACGATTGATGCCGCGGTCCCGGCCTCCAGCCGGCGGGCATGACGATGATGTACTTGTCTCCGGTAGTGGCCGGTGCGAGCTCGTCATATTCGATTTCGCACTCGGCGTCGGAAAACGAGCCGGCCGCGCGGATGGCATTCCGAACAGCGATCAGCAGATTCTTTTCCGCCGTAAGCATTAGGCCGCCTCAAACATCATCCTGGCCCCGACTTCCAGGGCCTTCGTGCCAGCATTGAGCCACTCTTGCTCCCACTCCTCGGGAACTTCGCCAGTGGGCAGGAAAGGCCTCGCTGGCACTCGCTTGCCTTCCTGATGGGCCGAGGCATAGGCCACGGTCGTGCCCACGATGACTCCGTTGGAGATCGTCTCAAAGATTTGGCTGTTGCCACCGTCGCCGCTGGGGGGAGTGTAGGTGGCATTTGGACCGGGATTGTCGAGTCGCCCAGGGGACAACGAATTGAACAAGACGCCCGTGTCCCGCAGGATTTCGACTTGGCGATTCCCGTATACTTCGAGCATCGTCTTGGCGCCCTGGCGCTTGATGGTCGCCCAGGCGATTTGAGCCGCTCTCGCCTTGGCAGCCGGAGCTGGCATGGACAGGAGGAATCTCGCCAGCCGACTGCCGAAGATTTTCTTCCAGGTCTTCTGCTGGTCCTTGGTGAGCAATCCGGCATTGCCACCGCCAGGACCACCCACTCCGAAGCGATGCTGCTTACCAAGGCCAGCGTCTTTCTTCAGCTTCGCCTTCTCCGACTTGCCGAACCGACGCTGATACGCCAGATAGGCCTTCGATAGCTTTGGCCACTTCACGCCGTCGACACCGGTTCCCCCGCGAGCCTTGCGCACGAAGTCTTGCTTGATGCTGTTGAGCGCGGAGAAGCCCAGTGTCAGGAAGACGCCGCGGGCAACACCGAAACTATCCGGCTCTCGCCCCGTCAGCATGGCCTGCAGTCGCCGCACCAACAGCCTCGCCTCGCGACGGCCGCCCCGAAAATAGACCTTATTGCTCATAGATCACCCCCGACTCACTCACCTTGTCGCGGGAAATGACCGTGCGCGCGTCGCTACTGTTGGCCGTGATGACGCGGATTTTGCTGTACGGGTAACGGCGATCGATCGTCAGGTTCGAGTGCATGGGACGCATGTCCGCCGCGTATTCGATTCCCGGCAGACTGAGCTCTCCGCTGGCCACCTTCGGCAGCAACTCTTCCAGGATGCGGGTGGCTTCTTTGGCCAGTGATTCCGGCACTGGATTACCGCGGCGTTCGCAGAGGTACGCCGTGGCCAGAACGGTCGTCCAGCGGTTCACCAACGAGCAGGCTGCCAGGCCGGTCGTGGAATACCGACGCCGGCAGTAGAGTTCGATTTCCTGGGAGGCATGATTGATACAATCGTCCACGACTCCCGTGTCGGCAATGCCGTCGGAGTCGTGGTCGGCGAACGAGGTGACTCCACCAGCGGAGAATAGCCGCTGAATGTCCGCTTCGGTGCAGTACGTGTTGGAGATCAGAGTCATGAGCCACCCACCAACAAAAAGGGCCGACCGGCCTATGAAACCGGTCGGCCACTCGTCCGCCACCGTCGAGCCACCGCGAAACCAGCTTCTAGAACACCACCGTGCCGTACGCCGACGCGTAGGGGTTGTGATTCACCGGCAGGAAGTTGTCGAGCACGAACACGTTCGTCGACGTCGGGTTGGACGACTTGGTCGACCAGGCCGCGAAGCCTGTCTTGACCGATTCCGGGCCGTTGTCGTATTCCGCGATCGGTTCCGAACCGACGTAGCCGCTGAACACGTCCGCCGTTTTCGGATCGGGAAGAAACAACGCCTTTCCTTGTTCGATGTGGGCCGTTCGCGTTTCGCTTCCGGGGGCACCGATGTCGAGCACATCGTTGTTGATGACCCACTTGACTCCTGGACACCACGCGAAGGTTGCCACGTGAATCTTCCGTGGAGAACCGTCCGGGTTGGTGCCGACGTCGAGCTGCAACATCTCGAACGGCTGGTTGGCGGACCCCGCCAAGCCCTGCACGTACGGGTTGTTGATGACGTAGTTCCACTCGCGACGCCGAAGCATCACGTATTCCAGTCGGCCGCCGTACAGCTGCGTGAACGCTTCGTCGACGGCCATGACGTGTGTGGGAATGTCCGTGGTGTTGCTCGACCAGGTGGCGGTGATCAGGTCGCCGCCTCCAAGCATGTCGAGCTTATCCTTGTGCCCCGCCGGCATCTGGAAGTTGATCCGGAGAGCCGCTCCCGCAGACGTATAGGTCGGATACCACGTGTCGCCGACCTGAGTCAGGTACAGCGAGTCGCGCAGCATGCCCACGGTCAGAGCCGTGCGCCAGTTGGCCGCCTTCTGGCTGATAAATCCGGTTTGGCGACGGATCATGTCCGCCCCCGCTTCGTCGCGTGCCCGGGGATCTCCGATGCGGGCCAAGTTGTGCAGCATCTCCGCCGGCAGTGCGATTTGTTCGTGCATCCGGGGATAGGTGAACGGCACAGCGCCGATGATCTGCTTTGCGGCTCGCCCGGCCGCCGTACCGGGAGCCCGCCCCTGGGCCACGGTCCGGGTGTTGTTGAACACCTGGAACGAGCCCTCGCGACCGTGGCCGTAATTGGCCTCGCCCGCTCCTCCCGGCTCGAAACCGAAGAAATTCAGAATCCACGAAGATGCGGCCGCCTGCCGCGAGATCACCTTCGTTAGGGTAATCGGCCGCAAGATGTCGTGAATGGATGCCATGGTCAATTTCTCCAGGCCGACTGGTCGGCCACCAAGATGCCGAAAAAGTTCCGATTGCCAGCAAGCAGCGCGGCTGGAATTAGGTCACGTTGAGATTAGGTCACGATCGTCGCAGTGAAGCCCGGCTCGGTGTCCAGCAGCCACTTGAGCGTTCCGCTCACGTACGCACTGGATACTCGGACACGGGCGCCGATCTTCTCTCCCGACGTGGAGAACGTGACCGAGTCCGCCGAGGCGTCATTCTTGACGACGATGTTGTCGCCTTCCGCCGAAGCCAGCCCCAGGTTCGCGTCCGCCGTCTGCTCGATCACGAACGATAGTCCGGACTTCAAAGCTGGCAGCGTGAACGTGGCGGCCGCCGTCGCGAGAAACAGCTTGCCGTTGTCCGCCGCGACGATGGTGTAGTTCGCCCCCTTGGCTTCCACGCGGTTGCCCTTGCCGGCCAGGAAGCCCATGGGATCGTCATCCAGGACGAAACCGGCTTCCACCAGCTGGCGACGCGCCTCGTATTCCTGAGCGTGGCCCACGAGAGCCGCGCCAAGAATCAGCAATTGCGACGCCCGCAACGGGGCCCGTACCGCAACCGCCAGAACACGATCGGCGTTGTTGCCATCGAAGTCCGTCGCTCGAATCTCCGTCGGGAGAACGCCAGTCAGGAACTGCGTGCCGTCGGTCGCCGTCGCATCCCATTGGATGAATTGGCCGCTTAACGTGCCCAACAGCAACCCCGGCCGCAACACCGTGGTGGGGGTGTTGCCAGCGTCGCGTGCCGCACCGGCCACGATGCCGTTTACCAGCAAGGGACGATGATGCGAATCGTCGCCACCCCAGTAGATTTCGCGTTCGGCCGTCTGCACCAGGGAGCCGATTCCCGGTTGTCCGAATCCGCCGAGTCGAGTCATGTCGTCTTCTCCGTGAAGGTATCAAGTCGCCGGCTGTGACGCCCAGCGGATTGTTTGGTGGATGGGTGGTTACTTGCGGAACACGAAATCCGCAGCGGCTTCCGCGTCTGCTTCGGTAAACTCTCCCAAGTTCTTGGGCAGTTCGGCCACGCTGGCCATGCGGAGCTTCGATTCCTCGGAGAAGAACGTGCCCGCGGGAACAGCCTCGCGGCTGGAGATCCACTTCTCGACATCGCTTTCGGCCGGACAACCCGACGCGTCTAGCGACAGCTTGATTGACCCAATCGAGGTCGCCCGCTCCTTGCATTCGGCCGGCGTACAACGGCCGGTCTTCAGCAGCTGGTCGAGCCGCTTGGACACGTCTTCGCGATGCCGACGCTCGGCGTAAGCGATCGACGTGCGGGCTTGCAGGCTCAGTGCCGCAGCGCCTGGGTCGGCCACCGTCGCGTTGTTGGTTCCATTCGTCGAAGCCACGTCGTCTTCTCCTTCTCCACGATGGGCTGCCGCCGTCAGGAGAGCCTGATGGAGGTGAGCCAGGAAGTTTGCTGTGGTGGTGTCGTCACTCAGGACGATGTCCATCTTGCCGAGCGCGGCAATTACGTCCTTGAGCTTGCCGTCGTCTCCGGAGACCGTATCGTCGTTCTCAGGATCGCCTTCCTTCGCCGTCTTATCGACCTCGGCAGAATCGTCGCCGCATTCGTCGTCGGACATGCGGTACGGCTTCGAGAGGCCCATGCGGAGGGCGCAAGCGATGGTTCCCGGCTGAACAGGCTGGAACGGGCTCTGGGAATGATCGACCGGGTGGTTCACGAAGTCGACGTGCGTGATCGCGTCGTTGTATTGATTGCCGGCCCCGTCCTTCCAGTTCTGGAGGATGACCGGCGATACGTAGACGAGATTCTGTTCGGCCTTTTTGATGGCCTTCGAGTCTCGCACGTCCAAAGTCACTTCAGCCGACTGTCCATCCGGCAGAACACGGAAATCGGTCATGTGGCCGACGGTATTTTTCGCACTGCGACGCTTTTCGTACATGTCCATGGTCAGCGGAACGAGGTCGTCCTGCTTGCTGCCATGATCCCAGTCGATCGGGATCACCTGTTTGGCGTCCCGCATGCGAGAGAATTGCTGCGCCCAATGCCGCAGCCGTCCCGACGTCACTTCCACAGTGCCATCCGGGGAGTGATATGTTCCGACTCGCAGGAGTGCTTTTTTGAATTTCATGGCTGCGATCCTTTCGATGGATACCAGTTAACGCAACGGGACTCGAAAAAACGCGTTCGTTTTGGAGGTTTTGACTAGCTGGCTGCCACCATTCGGACGGCTGAATCCAGCTGAATGCCGTTGGTGAAGGTGACCGTGTCCTGGGGATCCATGATCCTGCCGCCGGCTTTAAGCGTGGTATCGGTCATGGTGCGAGCCGATGCATCGCCACTGAAATCCAGCAGTCCTCCGACCGTGGATGTGGCAATGGTTCCTGATCCACGATAGTTCAGCACGCCGGCGGACTGAGTCAGCGTGGTGACGTTCGACGCGCCGTTGACCGTCCAGTTGCCTCCACGTTGCGTGAGCGTGGTCACAGTCGCGTTCAGTTGCACCGTTCCCTCACCTTGCAGCGTGGTAACCGAACAACCTTCTCCGCAGAGTACGACCGATCCGGCAGCCGTGCGCAGAGACGCTAAAGTGGCGGATTCACCGCCAAAGGCGGCCACTCCCACCGAACCGGACTGCACGTCGAGAGCATTGCTGGCATGCGTTCCCTTGAGCAACAGCGCGGGGATATTCTGCTCTTCGGGTGATGCAGACTTGCGAATTTCGATGGTGCTCTGAGCCGTCCCCAGGTCGAGTTTGATCCGACCAGACCCAATTCCATCGCCGACGCCGATCTTGACCGTCGTGGCACTGATTTTCAGGTAATCGTCCCGAAACTCCGGATATCCAGACGCGTTGGTGCGTGGCCGACCGATCACCGCCGGCTTCGCGAAGGCGGCCGAAATCGTCAGCGACGCCAGGGTGACCGAGGACTGATCGAGCCCGGACGTGATCGATACCGGCAGATCAATGATGACGTCGTCGCCAGTGACTGGTACGGCGCTGCCCGACCAGTTGGCAGCCACGTCCCAGCGGTTGGGGCCCGACGCCGACGTGGTGGTCGCGGTCACGAACGTGCCTGTTCCAGTGGCTGACGTGGTAATCACCTGTTCCCTCGCCGCGGCCGTGGCGGTGGCGGTGATCACGTTCGTACCGACGGTCCACGTCAATTCGAGGAACTCGGTGACGGTCGACGCGGCCAGCAAGGCCTGCAACGCGGCGGCGATCGTGTTGTTTGTGTCCACGCCCGTCGCGGTGTACGAGACGGTGATGCCATTGATGGTGACCGAATAGACCTGCCCGTTCGCGGCAGTTCCTCCCACCGTGTGCGTGCTGACATGGGTGGCGGTCGCCGCCCTTCCGAGCCATCTTCGAGTCGACATTAGGTTCACCCTTGAATGGACGTAGCTAGAGCGGATCCGCCAATGAATTTCATCACTTCGCTGCGAGGGACTACGCGTAGCCCGCTCGGCAATCGTCGACACACGAGCAACCCATCGTTGCACCAGCGCCCTACCGTCTGCGCGGTTCTACCAACCATGCGAGCCACATCGGTCAGCGTCAACATTTCCTCTTCTGGCAACTGGACCGGCGGAGGTAATTGGGACTGCGTCCGATCCGACAGTTGATCGTCCACCACGGCGGGGTCTGCTGGACTGTCCTCGGCCTGTCTGGTTGGTGGCTGGTGGGTCGTGACGGTAGTTCTCGACGGCTTACTCATCGTGCTCGACTCCTGGCGGTGATGATGGTTCCTCCCCAGGTTGTTACCGCAGTTTTGCAGTTGAAGGAAGCGTAACTCGATACGTCGATCTGATCGGCCGGTTCGTCCGGCATTCCTGACCACGATTCGAGCTCGGCTCGGTACACCTTCACCCAGGTGCGACCGTCGCAGGGAATGAACAGCTTGTGGGCCTCCAGTCGCGAGAGCAGCCCGCTGGCGATGGCGCGCTCGAGCTTCGCTCCTCGGTGGGATTCGGCCATGCCAGAGATCACTGGCCCTACCATCTCGCACTGGAACCCGAACAGTTCGGAGGCTAGAGCCTCGCCGTAGTGGGCCTTTTCGATCACCGCCCGATGGCACTGTTGGGACCGCAGCGTATCAGCAATCGCGGCTTTGAGATCCAGCCAGCCGACACGATCCCGCCACACATGCCGCAAAAACAGCAAGTCGTGCGAATGAAAATAGTCCCAGATCGCGCATACCGACCACGACGGTTGCTTCCCCTTCGTTTCCTCGACCTTCTCCTTGGAGGTCCCGGCCGTGTCGACCGTGGCGAAGCGGCGTCCCTGGCTCGGCAGGAATGTCAGCCGCTGCCCGCGAAAGTCACAGACGTAATTCTCTCCGGCCATGGTGTACGTCAGAAGATCCGCCGCGGCGATAATCGCATCCGTCGTCACCCGCCAGTTGCCGCCCAGTAGTCGCTCTCGTTCGATGCGCGGCAGGGCCAGCAAGTTGGCCCGGTACGTGGGGTCGTTCTGTTCCAGCGTCTTGTTGTCTTCCAGCTTGGCTGGCACGAACGTGACGGACTTCGGGACGGACCCGGGAAACTTGGCTGTCAGTTCGCCCGGTGAATCCGCCCACTCCAGTTTCTCCGCGATACGAACGAAGTACCGCTTGACTCCCGATCGTTCGTAAATGGGCAAACCTGTGGCCTGGTCGATCCACCATGAGATGAACTTTGCGACCCAGGACGTGGCATCCGGATTGGTCGTCGCCCGCACCTGCGGCTTCACTCCGCACACAGATCGGTTGCGGGAGAGCATGTAGAAGAATTGGGACTCGCTGAAATGCGTCAGTTCGTCGAACCCCAAGTAGGCCAGCTGAGCCCCTTGGTATTCGTGCTTGGTCTGTTCGTGCTGCAACTGTTCGAAGCGGATCGTCCCACCACCTGGCCACCGCCAGTCCAGCGTGTGCTCGCGCCCGATGCCGCCCACGGACGGATAGAGCCCGCAGGATTCGTCCCACAGTCCACCAGGCTGACGAACCTGCTCGGCGGTACGACGGAAAATGGCCGCTTGAAATCCTGGCACGTGGACGTATCGCAGCGGATCGAGCAGCATCGCGAAGCTCTTGCCGCCTCCAGCGGCACCACCATAGATCGCGATGTCGGCCGTGGACGACAGAAACCGAGCCTGCGGTCCCGGATGTGGCCGAATACGGCTACTGGCCGTCGGTGTCGGCATGAGCCTCGAACTCTTTCGCTGGCAGTTCGACAACGAAACGGGCATTGGCCTGCACATTCGCGTCGACCGACAGGCGATCGCGATACTTACTCGGATTGTTCGCCTTCAGGAGGAAGATCAGCAATGTGTCCGAGTACTCCAGTTCATTGAAGGACTCTCCGGTTTTCGGGTTGAACCGGCGTCGCATCACTCCCTCGATGGCTCGCCGGCGGGCCTCCACCTCCAGTGAGTCGGTGGCTTCCTCTTGAGCCAAGTCAAACGACGCCTTGTACTCGGGATCTTCCTTGAGCCAGTCATAGTGCGTGGCTCGATGTACCTGCGAGGCCTTGGCGGCCAATTTGATCGAACCAGTGGCCTGGAATGCCGCGAGGAAGGCTCGTTTCTTGATCTTGGTGCGGGGCTGCTTCGCCATATCGCTGCTCTCCTGAACTACGGTACGGCGCGGCTGGCGTCGGGATCGATGTAGGCTAGTCCCTTCATCAGCGTCTGCACGTCCGTGGAGCCGTTGACACGCTGAATATCCCAGTGGAGTGCCTGACCGGACACGACCTTCAGCTGCTTCGTGAGGTTTGGATACAGCACGATCGTGACAGCCCCCGTGGATTCGTTGGTCACGGTCATCGCGGCATCACCGGCAGTGGCAGCCGCTCCCTCGATCCGCACGGCACCGGTTGTTTCGGTGACTTGCAGCACCGCCAGCGAGTCGGCGTCGACCAGGTTGCGCTTGATCGTGAAGTAGAGTTTCTCTCCGGCTCGAGATGCCAAGCTTCCAAGGCTCGACAGGTTGATGGTAACCTTGTCGCCGCGAGTGATGTTCAGGGTGGTGCCGGTGAGTGGGGAGCTTGCCTGGGCCGCCGGGATCACATCGAGCCCATCGACTGCCGACTGAGCCGCCTCCGCCGCAGTCTCCGCAGCCGCAGCCGCCGTGGCCGCACTGGACGCCGCCGCCAACACCGCCGCGATATCCGCACTGACGGACGCTCCAGCGGGTGCCCCTAGTCGTGCGTAGGCGTCCCCGGACTGCGGGCTGTGCGTGCCGCTGGCCAGAGTCCCGACGATATGATCGAGCAGGTACTTGCCGATCGAGCCGGCCGTGGTGAGTGCCGAGGTCAGCGCATTCCAGACAGCCGAGGCGATCATTGCGGCGGTGTCGACAATCATCACATCGACCACTGTGACCCGCGTGGTGCCGCTGATCGTAGCCGAGATTTTGAGCGTGAGCGTATCGCCAGCTGCGGTGCCAGCTGGCGTGTAGGTGATCGTCGACAGTCCCGTCCCCAGGGCATCAATCGACGGCGTGATTGAGTCGCCGGTCGCCGATCCGTTCAGGTAGCTCGTGACCGTGATGCTGGATGGGCTAGTGAGCACTTCGTCGACGTAGGTTGGGATCGTCAAACGCAGAGTGCCGCTTTTGTGGAGAGTTCTGTGGTCCATTGTTGGTGAAGTCCTCTCCTACTGCCTACTGCACATGGTACGGTGAGACATCAGTCGACCACGTTGGCCCACCAACCAGCGTCCCGTCAGCGGTGCCCACGGAATCCTCTGCGGTATCGCCTGATCCGTCGTCGAGCTTCCAGCGGGCCACGAGTCCGGTGGTCACGTCTTGATTGCGAGCGAGTGAGGCAACTTGAGCTGCGGTAAGGGCGGTGCTGTAGATGCGGACGTCGTCGATTGACGCTGCACCATACACAGGCCCACTGCTAGAGTAGGTTCGTCCGATCGTCGCTGGCGACGAACTTGACCCAAACCCGTTAGTCCATGAGTATACAGTAGTAGCCACCTGTGACCCATTGACGAATAGCTTTATTCGCTGACCGGAACTTAGTGTGTCGTCCACTACAGCAGCTACGTGCGTCCATGAGTTGGTGGCAATGACGACATCTGATTGCGCGTAAGTAAACGATCCAGCCTTGCGAGAACCAAGCACTAGCTTTCCTGCGCCTCCATCGCCGAGGTAAAAATACCACCTCTCTGTCGTGTCGCCTCGTCCAATAATTGGCCTTTCTCCAGCGATGCTCGGAACCTTTATCCACGCGCTAACGCTGAAGATGGATTGCAGGTCAAATAATGACGAGTTTCCGCAATCGACGTAATCATCTGACCCATCGAAGCTCACGCACCCACTTCCCAGCGCCCTCCCACTCACCAGCTTCGGCGGTGTCTGCGGGTGCCAACTCGCCCCTGTCAACGTCGCGGTGCCGATGGTCGCGCCTGAGTCGTCCTTGATCGCGGTGGTGGTGCCAGTGCCGTCTTCAAAATCGAATAACAACCAATAATCGCTGGGACGCGCGGAAGTGTTGGCGTAGATCGACTGGGCTTCTGACAGTGACATGCCGCGATCAAAGATCATGAAGTCATCCACACGACCATTCCACATGCCGGACGCTTGGTTCCAGTACTGCGTTCCGAAGCAGATCGGATAAGCTGACGGAGTTCGTAAAGTTCCAACAGCATCTCCGACCGTCTCGACTCCATCAATGTAAATGCGGCATCGACCGTCATAGACCGTGCCGACGACATGGTGCCATGTGTTGAGCGATGGTGCCGTGACGGCGACGTACTTATTGGCTCCTGCGGAATCCCAGACATTCCAGATGAGGTTGCCGGAAATCCAGTAGTTCAGCTGAAACTGGTCCTTCGTCGACCCGTCACGATGGCATACAAGTACATTACCCGTAGTGCCGTTCCAACTAGCGGCGTACAGCCAACACGACACTGTGAGCCCATTCGATGGCCTCGTGTAGTTGGCGTCGGTGACGACTCGATTTCCCGATGCTCCGCTGAACCCCACACACCATTCCGACTCCACGCCCGTGGCCTCGGCAGGCTTGCCCGTGAACATTCCGGGAGCCCGGAACATCGCTGGAGGGCCGAACATGGAGGGTCGCGTGAACACTACTGCAACTACTCCGTCGTCTTACCGACGATCTCACTCCACGACACACCGGCGTTGATCTTCGCTTCGGCGGCCGCCACCCACTCGCGGAGCGATGCGGTTGCGACTTGCTTTCGCTCGTACAACTCCGCCGCTGCGTAGGCTGCCGTGAATGCGTCGGCGTCGGGTAGGTCCTCATCCGATAGCCGAGCCCAGCGAGTCTCCATCCGTCGCCCAAGAGCGAGCACCGCATCACGCAGATCGTCTGGCCATTGACCAGCGGCCGCCAGCTTCACGATCGCCTCTTGTCGCTCCGGTGTGGCCAACTGGATTCCCAGCACACTCATTGCGATCCACGCCGCTTCAAGCCGTGCATCGAGCTTGGCCGCCGCTCGTAACGTGCCGGTAATCAGCGAGGTCGCCTGCTCACCGAAGTGGTCCTCCAGCATCGCTACGGTGTACTCGGTGGTGATCGGGACAGATACTTCGGTGGAGAGATACTCCCGGCACTCGGCGGCCGTCTTGGTCTCCCAGTCGGGGATGTCGCGAATAATGGCGGGTAGGTCGTAACTCATCGCTTAGCCCCCTTGGTTCGTGTTGCGTGGCCACTCTCGACCATCTGCTGACTCACATCCCGCCCGTCGATCTCAATCCTCCCGAGCACACGACCGAACGTCAGCGAGTCGCCTAGATCGTTACCCAGCGGGATGATCAGCAGCCCAGTCTTGCCGCTCGCAAGTTCGGTCAGCTTCGCTCGCGACTCAGCACCGCCAGCCTCTCGTAGTTCCGGTGCCCAGCAATCGAGCAGACGGACATTCGCCCGCAGCGTCACTTCGGCCGTCAGCGTGTCGCCGTCGTGAACGTGGACTACCTTGCATGGGAGGACGATGTGCGGTTGCGACGGCTGGCCAGCCAACCCAACGGCGGCAGCCAGAGCGACAGCGGCGAGTGTTGTCCTGGCGATTGTCATTTGCGTTCCATCCTCTCCAACGCGGATCGTATCCACTGCACGTCCTGGCTCATTCCTATAATGGTATCGTGGTCGGCATCGTGCGACTGCCTCAATGCGCGATGCGAGTCGCGTAGGTCCGCAATCTGATATTGCGCGACCGCATAGGAGGATATCACCGCCGCGACCGTGGTGGCGATCGTGAGCACAGTGCCGATATGAGATCTGACCCAGGCCATCTCGTTCGCCCTTCGTGGATTCATCCTGCCCCTTCCATGGAACTCAAATCGCGGGTGCCGGACTCGACCCGGCTACTCCAGTCACTCGATGCGACTGGCGAGGCCTTCCTCCCACCCGCTCGTCGCTGTGACTACCGACACCCGCCACGCCCACATCGACCACGCAGCCGACCTCCGAGCCACAACGATCGCAGTGGGCCCTGGCGACTGGATACGACGACTGGCGAACGAGTCGCAACAGAAGTCGAGCACGATCCGTCGGCACAAACGCGCGGAGCTACTGGCAGCAGCAGGCCATCGGCCAGGGCGAGTTGGTCAGACGGCGAATCCGCCGGCTTTTCGGCTGGAGAATCGCCAATCGCGACGGTGTCCCACTTTTTCGGATCGGGTTTTTCCGGTTGTTCGACTGCGATAGGCTCGCCAAAAAGTGCCGCAGCGAATCCGCCATTAAATCCAAACCCAACTGCCCTGGTATTGCTGCACAGAATCGCTCGGTGAGGCGGCGAGTCGATCCACATTGCGACCGCATGGCTTCCGTCCGCCGCGCCGTAGCAGACGCACTCGGACCAACACCAGTTACTATGAAACATCCGGCCAGCTGCGGCCTGTCGATCGGCGAGATTCTGCGCGTAACTGCAAAGCCCCGCGTCGAGCTGCTGGGCCGGGAGCCCGACGTCGGCGCGGAAGGCATTGTGCTCGGCGAGCATCGCGTTCAGGTGCGACCGTTCGGCCGCGAGCCCGGGGACATA